GAGATTGGGTTGGGAGAGTAGTCATGGTGACAGCCCCTATGTTGAATTCAATGAACTCACCACCAAGGCTTTCCACGACCATATAGGTGGTGAGACGTACAGGGGTGGAAATACCGGTCAACATAGAACCCGGCCCAACCGAAGTTGGCCCTGCACGCCCCACCATAATTTGGGCATAACGATGCTCATGACACGAAAAAACCGCATGAGCGCGGTTGTGCTCTATATTGAATTTCGGGTTTCCACGCCCGGCACCCGCTTTATAAGGTGCCTGAGCAGTGTAACGTCCCGGAATTGCAGAATCAATATGCTGGTGGTCCTTCACACTCAACAAAATCACGCCTGAATTTCCACAAAGGACTAAAGCACTCATGCGGGTAGTCTTTGCGAAGATAGATAACGCGCTGTGTTTCTGGCTCCCAACGAATAACATGAACATAAAGTCCTCTTCCGTCACGAAACCAGCGGTTAAGTTCCTGCACAACTCGCCCCCCACAGTCAGGTAAAGTTCTCTGTGGTTACTTACAGCCAGGTGATTTGGTAATCTGCATTCATGCCGTAACAACAGGTGTTCAGCGACGCTGACCACCAGCTGTTGCGACAAACGGTTATTTGCCGTTAAACTATTCATGCGTTAGTTTCTCCACAGACACAAAACGCCACGACGCCCGGAGCTGCACACTCGCGGGCGTCACTCTTTTCTGGAGCGCAAAAGATTTTGTAGACCAGTGCTGCATGCTCCTGGAGCTTCGAAATTGACAGATACAACTCATCATTAATTGCTGTCTGCTCGTGTGGCTCCACTACCCCATCTTCGATTGCCGAACGAATCTGCTTTGAGTAACTCCCGATCTGTTCGATGACTTCCAGCAGACGCTGGTTAATATCGGCGTTGTCCACATCCTCGACGTCAGGAAGAGACACAAAGACGCCATTTGCAGACTGCGCCACAGCGTCAGCAATGAAGTGAGTTCCACCAGCACGTTGTAAAATCATTGCCCATCCCAGCGGGAAAATCTGATCGCCATCTGCACGAAGGCGGTTGAATAATGCGTTCTCTGTTACATCCAGCCACTCAGCAGCTTCAGCGTAACCCCCCGGCAACGCCGCGATAGTTTTTCTGACAGCTTTCACGTACCACTCAGGCTGTTTTTCCACTTTCCAGTGATGATTACCCACGGCTTACCTCCTGTTCCTGTGGTTTAAACCCATTCTGGTTTTGGCTAGATTGAAAACGTGCCGGATAAAGAATCTGCATTTCGCTGATTTCACCCTTAAAAAAATTGGCCAGACGTTCTGCAAGATCGATAGATGGAATTTGTTCCAGTCTTTCAATACGACTCAGCGTCGCTGGATTGACCTGAACGCCCGCAGCAACATGCTGCAAAGTAAATCCGTGCGCCTTACGCACATTCCGTAATGGTGATTGCATATAACCTCCACATATTGCGTGATGAGCATATTATTTCACGCAAATATTTTGCGCAAGTTGATTTGCTTAACGCGCAATAAAGAAATGTAATAAACGCATGAACATAGGAAACCGAGTCAGACAACTTCGCCAGGCGAAGAACATGAAAATCGCCGATCTCGCTGAAGCAATAGGAGTGGATGCGGCGAATATCTCACGCCTGGAAACAGGTAAGCAGAAACAATTCACTGAACAAGCCCTGAGTAATATTGCCAGGAGCTTAGGTGTTGATATTGCTGATCTCTTTACCTCAGACGTCAAAAGTAATACTGTATGTAAAAACAGTATTAGTGAGGATGTTGCGCAGGTGAAGGATGTATTCCGTATTGAAATGCTGGATGTCAGTGCCAGTGCGGGAAATGGCCTTATCCAGGGCGGTGATGTCATTGATGTGATTCATGCCATTGAATACAGAACTGATAATGCTGTATCGATGTTTGGCGGACGGCCAGCCAATCACATTAAAGTTATCAACGTTCGTGGGGACAGTATGTGTCCAACCATTGAGCCAGGAGATCTCATCTTCGTTGATATCAGTATCAATCAGTTTGATGGGGATGGTATATATGTATTTGGTTTTGATGATAAAATTTACGTCAAACGACTGCAAATGATACCTGATAAACTGCTGGTAATTTCTGATAATCAGATTTACCGCGAATGGGGAATTACCAGCGAAAACGAACATCGGTTTATGGTCTTTGGAAAGGTCTTAATCAGTCAGTCACAAACCCTTAAGCGACACAATTAACCCCTACCTCAACATCAATTAGCCACCAGAAGGTGGCTTTTCATTACCCACCAAATTGCATATCTCGCAATAAAAACACTTGCATAATGCGCAACTTCATTTTATCTTTCTTTCCAGACATACAAACAAGGTACTAACAAAATTTGGTTGTAACACGGCGTATGGCACATGCGTCGTTAGCGGTCTGGTGACGTTAAAGGGGACAATCCACTCCTTGCTCGGGCAAACAAACCAGGTAGCCGGAATGTGCAAGTCAATGATGATGCTGATAAGACGCCTAACCAGCGTGGCGATTCGGTTTGACGCCTGGGAAGAGACCAGGGTGCAACGATGAGGGCATTTATGGAACCGCGACAAAGTGTGGTGCCGTAACTGGCTAAGTGCTCTCAGCGTTGTGGTGAATGCGCAGGCTGATGCGCGAAAGACATTGCAGCTATTGCGGAAAAGAGCTGTTCGGCGGGGCAATTAAACGCCCGTGAGAGTCTGAAATAACCGCAAGCCGGAGATCAGCACCGGTCACCACAACAGCCACTGCTTTAGCGGTACCAGTTTGTACACTTGCTTCCGGCTGGTACCGCTCTTTTTACAAAACAGAGAAGAGCATCACCGGCCGACGGGCTCATAACCCAATCCATCCTGGCGGCTGCCACCGCAGGTGTTCTTCTCTGTTTTGTGGAGAAACCAACCGACCTTGCAGGGTCGATATGATGAGGAGCAGCAAAATGGCTAGCGAACGCAGTACTGATGTGCAGGCATTTATCGGGGAGCTGGACGGCGGCGTATTTGAAACCAAAATCGGCGCTGTTCTCAGTGAAGTCGCTTCCGGTGTGATGAATACGAAAACCAAAGGTAAGGTCTCGCTCAACCTGGAAATCGAACCATTTGATGAGAACCGTGTGAAAATCAAACACAAACTCTCATATGTTCGCCCGACTAACCGCGGGAAAATTTCCGAAGAAGACACCACCGAAACGCCGATGTATGTCAATCGCGGTGGTCGCCTGACTATTCTGCAGGAAGACCAGGGACAATTACTGACTCTTGCCGGTGAACCTGACGGAAAACTCCGCGCAGCAGGTCGTTAATATCGTTTTTAATTAACTGATTATTTATCTCATCACTGAATATCTTTATATAGTGAGGACTTATTATGTCTCAGAACTTAGACGCAACCGCAATTAATCAAATCCATGCCCTTATTTCTGCTCAGGGTGTTAATGAAATTATCAGTAAGATTGGTGCCGATGCTGTGGCATTGCCTGAGAATTTCCGCATTCATGATCTGGAAAAATTTAATTTAAATCGCTTCCGTTTCCGTGGTGCGCTTTCCACTGCCAGCATCGATGACTTTACCCGTTATTCTAAAGATCTTGCAGATGAAGGCACCCGCTGCTTTATCGATGCTGATAATATGCGTGCCGTCAGTGTGCTTAACCTGGGTACTATTGATGAACCAGGTCACGCAGATAACACCGCCACACTCAAACTGAAAAAGACAGCACCGTTCTCTGCTCTGTTGTCTGTTAACGGCGAGCGTAACTCCCAGAAGTCACTGGCAGAATGGATTGAAGACTGGGCCGACTACCTTGTGGGCTTTGATGCTAATGGTGACGCTATTCAGGCAACAAAAGCGGCTGCGGCAGTCCGTAAAATCACGATTGAAGCAAACCAGACCGCTGATTTTGAAGATAATGACTTCAGCGGCAAACGCTCCCTGATGGAATCTGTCGAAGCGAAGACCAAAGACATTATGCCAGTGACATTTGAATTTAAATGCGTTCCGTTTGAAGGCCTGAAAGAACGTCCGTTTAAATTACGCCTCAGCATTATCACTGGCGATCGTCCTGTACTGGTTCTGCGCATTATTCAGCTGGAGGCGGTGCAGGAAGAAATGGCTAACGAATTTCGTGATCTGCTTGTTGAGAAATTTAAGGACAGCAAAGTAGAAACCTTTATTGGTACTTTCACCGCCTGATTTCATTACTGCAAATGCCCCTGCGGGGGCATTTATGGAAACATAATTTACTCAATAATCGCCGGATGGTGATGGCTTCCTTTTACCAGAATTCAGCGCGGTGCAGCGCATATACGTGGAGAACAAAATGTCATTTATTAAAACTTTTTCCGGGAAGCATTTTTATTATGACAGGATAAATAAAGACGACATCGTGATTAACGATATCGCGGTTTCCCTTTCAAATATCTGTCGCTTTGCAGGACATCTTTCACACTTCTACAGCGTCGCCCAACATGCGGTGCTTTGCAGCCAGCTGGTACCGCAGGAATTTGCTTTTGAAGCGTTAATGCATGATGCAACAGAAGCGTATTGCCAGGATATTCCCGCTCCACTGAAACGCCTTCTTCCTGACTATAAACGGATGGAAGAAAAAATAGACGCCGTAATCCGTGAGAAATACGGGTTACCCCCGGTTATGAGCACGCCCGTGAAATATGCCGATCTCATCATGCTGGCAACCGAACGCCGCGATCTCGGGCTTGATGATAGCTCTTTCTGGCCTGTACTGGAAGGTATCCCGGCAACAGAGATGTTCAAAGTGATTCCACTGTCGCCAGGCCATGCCTACGGGATGTTTATGGAACGTTTTAACGAGTTATCGGAGTTACGCAAATGCGCATGAATGTTTTCGAAATGGAAGGGTTTCTTCGCGGGAAATGTGTACCACGAGATCTGAAAGTGAATGAAACAAATGCTGAGTATCTGGTGCGTAAATTCGATGAAGTACGTGCTGAGGCTCGCAACGAGGGTATTAACTATACCGCAAGCCGTCTTGCTGCGGCTTTCAATCACGGATTTATCAATAAGTCTTTACGTGAAGTTTTCGACGTTACACGCATGATTCTGTCAGCGAAAGAAGAGTTGGCTAATGAACCACACCCGATTGATGGCCTGTCCGGTGAATATGCGGAGAAATCCCTAGAAGAATGGGCGGAACAGATTCGCAAAGGAGGCAACCAGTGAGCAAGATTGACTATCAAGAACTGCGCGAGGCGGCGGAACAGGCAACGCAAGATGAATGGGTAGCATATATTTTGCCGGGTCATAACGGCATTTATCCTGCGCGCACGTCTGAGGGTAGGCATTGCGGATACTTTATTGACTGGCCTGGCGTCTGTCAGGGGCGGGAGAGCATCAGCATCAGAACCTACGCAGTGAATTGCAATGACGCATGGCTAAACACCGAAGGTGATGACATCTCCGGCTCATACGTTAAGTACAAAGACCATCAGGAAGTGGTTGCCGCTCTTGAGGCCAAGTGCGCGGCGCTGGCTGCTGAGAATGCGGGAATAAAGTCTGCAATTCCAAAATCACGGGATATTGAGGATGACAATGACAATATGGATGACGTATCTCTCGCGGAAGACTTCGGGTTCAATCATGCAATAGAACGGATGAGGAGACAGATACCTGAAACGCCAACCACTGATGCTTTCCTGGCTGAAGTCCGGGCGCAGGGGGTGGATGCTGCTATAGAAGCTGCAAAAAATCTGGTGGCCCAAGAATATGAGTGTAAGGATTTCAAAGCGGCGCAGAGTGATTGCTGTATGTACCCTGGTTCAGACCTGGTAGGGAAGGTTGAAATGACTGAGTGGTTAGTTGACTTTGCTGCCCAGCTTCGCAAAGGAGGCAACCAGTGAGCGAAATTAATTACCAGGCACTGCGTGAGGTGGCGGAACGTGCAATTCCAGCAATGGAACGCCTGTTAATGTTGCCAGTTGATGATGATTTGTTAAGTGAACA